CTTTATATTTTCTCCGGGGGTAAGATCGATATTTGTGTTTCTGGGAATTTGGAGATATATTTGAATGGACAACACCATTAGAAACCAACAAAAAATTTTGCCATTATTGTAAACTTTCTCCATCTAAAAGTGTATAACAACCGATACAACACCCATTCAAATGTATCTCTAAATTCCTAGAGATGTGGTTATATTTTTGAATGAAAGGAGCTAAGAAGTATGGCTAAAGCTACTTCAAAGTCTAGGCCTGCTACTACTCCAGAGGCCAGAGAGAATCAACTTATAGCTCTTGCTATGGATGAAGCAGAGCGAAAGATACGAGAAGGTACAGCCTCATCACAATTAATCTGTCATTTTTTAAAACTTGGATCTGAAAAAGAGCGACTTGAACGCGAAAAGATTGAACGAGAGAATAAACTACTGGAAGCAAAAGTAGGTGCTCTAGAATCTGCCAAGTCGAGCGAGGAACTATACACCAAAGCGATTAATGCAATGCGAAGATATTCTGGTAATGGTTCTGAAGATTACGATGATGAATGGTAGGTGAAAGTATATGAGTTTATCTAACACAGCTGTACCGAAATACTACGGACAATTCCGGGAGCAGGTCCTTCGAGGAGAGATCCCGGTTTGTGAAGAGATTTCAATGGCTATGAATTTAATAGATGATCTCATAGCCGACCCAAGATATTTTTATGACGAAGACGCAGTTGAAGGTTGGATTGAATTCTGTGAAGAAGAACTGACATTGACTGATGGGTCAGATCTAACTTTACTACCATCATTCAAACTATGGGCTGAGGATCTATATGGATGGTATTACTTTGTTGAACGATCTGTTTATATTCCAGGAAAACATGGAGAATCTGGTCACTTCGAAACGAGAAAGATCTGTAAACGTCTTCGTAATAAACAGTATTTAATTATAGCAAGAGGAGCTGCTAAATCGATGTATCTCTCTTGCATACAGAACTTTGAGTTGAATGTAGATATTTCAACAACTCACCAAGTTACTACAGCTCCAACCATGAAACAGTCAGAAGAGGTTATGTCTCCAATACGAACTGCTATAACACGAGCTAGAGGACCATTATTCCAATTCCTAACTGAAGGATCACTTCAGAACACTACAGGATCTAAAGCTAACCGACAGAAATTATCTCCAACCAAGAAAGGTATTGAGAATTTCTTGACCGGATCACTTCTAGAAATTAGACCAATGAGCATCGACAAACTTCAGGGATTAAGACCTAAAGTGTCGACTGTTGATGAGTGGCTTTCTGGAGATGTAAGGGAGGATGTTGTTGGAGCTTTGGAGCAGGGTGCTTCTAAGTTGGATGATTACATAATAATTGCGGCCTCATCAGAAGGAACAGTTCGTAATGGTTCCGGAGATACCATAAAGATGGAGTTGCTCGACATACTCAAAGGAGATTACTACAATCCTCATGTATCTATTTGGTATTACAAGCTGGATAAGGTCGAAGAAGTATCAGATCCAGACATGTGGCTTAAGGCTAACCCTAATCTTGGAATGACTGTCACATATGAGACATACCAATTGGATGTAGAAAGAGCTGAGAATGCTCCAGCTGCTAGAAACGACATTCTAGCGAAGAGATTTGGTATACCTATGGAAGGTTATACATACTTCTTTACTTATGAGGAGACTTTACCTCATAGAAGAAGGAAGTTCTGGAATTTACCATGTGCTATGGGTTGCGACTTATCACAGGGAGACGACTTCTGTGCATTTACATTTATCTTCCCATTAACAAATGGTGATTTCGGAATCAAGACAAGAAACTACATTTCCGAGAGCACTCTAATGAAACTGCCATCAGCTATGAGAATTAAGTACGACACGTTCATCAATGAAGGAAGTCTTATGGTTATGGATGGAACGATCTTAGACATGATGTTGGTATATGAAGATCTAGATCAGTTCATCATTGACAATGCATATGATGTAAGATGTATGGGATTTGACCCATATAATGCGAAAGACTTTGTAGCGAGGTGGGAAATGGAGAACGGACCTTTCGGAATAGAGAAAGTTATACAGGGTGCCAAGACCGAATCGGTTCCTTTGGGCGAGTTGAAGAAGTTGGCTGAGGAAAGAAGGCTTCTATTCGACGAGGAATTAATGTGTTTTGCTATGGGTAACTGTATAACACTCGAAGATACAAACGGAAACAGAAAACTTTATAAGAAGAGACAAGAGGCTAAGATCGATGCTGTGGCAGCTATGATGGATGCATGGGTTGCGTTTAAGCTAAATCGAGATGCCTTTGAGTAAGGAGGTTTTGCTAGTGACGTACTATGCGGTTAATACATCGCAATCGCTTTATCATCACGGAATAATTGGTATGCATTGGGGCCAAAGACGTTATCAAAACTCTGATGGAAGTTTGACTCCGGCCGGTCGAATCAGATATGGTGCTTCAGAATCAGTTGACAGATCAGGAATGGATAAAACTCGATACGCCAAGGGCGACAGAGATTATAGTAAATACTCGTATTCCATTACCGGAAAGAAAAAAGCAATAGGATCTAATCTTGGAAAAGTAAGAGATTCTATGCGAGATGAGATCGGAGCTTCTTATTCAAAATGGACCGAAGATGACACCAAAGAAGAGAAAGAAGAACGAAAGCATCAAGAGGCTATAGACAAAAGTATAAAAGATATTTCTCAAAAGTCTATTAAAAAAGACAAACTTGGCTACAACAGTACAAGTTTTATAGACAAACATTTGAGTGATTCGGATAAAGCAGCACTTCGAGCTGGGGCGTTTAGTATATATGAAGATACGGTCCCTTATTATCGAAAAGTTAAAGACAAAAGTCTAAACGAATATGCTAAGAATCGAGATAACATTAAAAAGGCTGAAAAATATTCATTAGCCTATCTTAATTCCCATGAAAAATTGTCCACGGTATACAATAATATGGCAAATGATATGTCATATAATGCTAAAGTAATGGACTGGTTTTCTAGGCATACAGATAATAAAGAAGCAGTAAAATCAGCAGAAGCTAATAAAAACTTTTGGGTAGCAGCTGCACAATTTCACAACTTAAACAACGTATCACATACCACTAAGGCTTTAAATACTGTTGCAGAAGATGTATCAAAAGCTCATAACAATAAGATAGAGTATAATAAATACATCGGAAACAAAAATTCTAAGACAAATATACCTATTGGGTTTGATAGTAGTTCTCGTGTGTATATAGATTCCGCTTACCAATATGGAAAGAAATCGAAAGCTGATGAAATATACTACCCATCAAATGATTCGATAACTGATCTTCGTAAGATTCATAAGCGAGGAGCATATAATACGGTGAAACATTCTGATGACACACTTTGTCATTATGGAATAATGGGTATGCATTGGGGCGTTAGACGTTATCAGAACACTGATGGTACGAGAACCCAAGCTGGTAAGGAACGATACAATTCCACATTAAACAATGGTAATTTCTTTGCTGAGAAAAAAGCAATTAAGTATGCTAGAGAGCGAGCCAGCAATCCAATTGATCCAGAAACAGGATTACATTTAAAGTCTCGAGAAATGTCTATAAAAGAAGATTGTGATCGAGTAAATCCATTGTTTAAGTCTGACACTAATGATATAGCAGCTAGAAATAACTGTGCTTTATGCTCTGTAACTTATAGCTTAAGAAGAAAAGGATATGATGTTACGGCAAATCTACAGAATAATGGTGAATACAATAGCAATATAGCTAGTTGGTTTAAGAACGCCAAAACCGATTCTGTAAAAAGTGATCTAACTACGGCTGATATGTGGTCATTAAAAGGAGCCACAAAAGTTGGAAAAGAAATGCTTAATTCACTTAAGGAGCAACACGGTGACAATGCGTTTGGCATTTGGACTATGTCTTGGTTACCTGGCGGAGGCCATGCAATTGCGTGGGAAGTAAAGGATGGTAAACCATATTTCATAGATGCGCAAACGAATACAATATATGATGAGAAGAATATTGGAAAGATATTTCAGTATTCCAATAAAACATCATATATGTGTATGCGAACTGACAACGCTGAAATAAATTGGAAACAATCCGATGTTAGAGCAAAGGTGGTGGGAAAGAATGCTAAGTCTTGATGATATTTTGGAAAAGTATAGCGACTGTGATTATGTTGCTGAAATCGACCCATTTCATTATGTGATTTGTGAAGATGAAAATACCAAGGATTACGACCCTTATATTTTGGTCGACAAGAGAACTGGTAATGAGCGTAGGTTCACGATTGCTGAAGACCCTGAGAAATTCGGCAAAGCTTATGAAAAGAGAATAGACATAAAATCTCTATCTCATAGCGGAATTCTCGGAATGCATTGGGGAAAGAGGCGTTACCAAAATAGGGACGGATCTTTGACACCACTTGGGCGTAAACATTATGGTATTAATTCACCAATGGCTAGAGGAGTTAAAGTGTCTAAGAAAGCTGGTATTGCTGATGATCGATCTAATTGGGATTCAATTTCTGATGATGATTTAAAGTATATGAATCAGCGAGTTGCTGCGGAGCAAGCTTATTGGAAAAATGCCAATTCTCGTGATTTGCAGAAAGCTGAGTATATGAGGAGACGACGTACCCTTGGTAAAAGAATCGCAGACGATGCGAAGAAACAAGCATACAATTTGGTTGTTAATGATGTGGCGCCAAAAGTCATTTCTCATTACACAAAGAAAGCTATAAATAAGATAGCTAAGGACAAGATATTTTAGCGGGGAGGTTCATTCATGATTAAAAAGTTTTATAAGACTCATGGAGGAATCTCCTCAGGCGAACATTATTTATGGGCGAGAAAAGAGCATTCTGTCAAACAGACTAGTAAACCTGGTGTTTACAAAATTAAAAACGAAACCGTGGTCCGCAATGGTCTTGGTAACATTCCAAAGAAGAAACAGACTTCTCAGGAGGTTAAAGATAGCACAGACATAATGCTGAAATACCAAAAGGCTGAGAAACGTAAAGATGCTGTTAAGAAGGGTATTGATTCTGGTAAAAAGGCTTTATTTAACAGCATTAAAGTAGGCGCAAATTCGTTATCTCGAACCATAAAGGATGCGACCATTTCAGATAGAGCCGAGGCGGACAAAAAGAAAGTCAAATCGGCTTTGTCTGATGCATATAAAAACATTAAGAAAAATAGGAGGTAATCACAAATGGCTAAAGGATCAAAAGCTAAAGGCCCTAATAAACAAAATAAAGTTCTTAATGCGTTAAGAAAAGCATATAAAAATTTAGGGGATCCCGAAAAACCAAAGAACATTTTTAGTGATGCCGAAACGTTTAAAAAGGCAGATGAACAATTTAAACGTTCTAGTGAAAAATCCAGAAAGAAATTTGTGGAAAAATTTGGCGTTGAAGAAGAAATAAAACAGAATAGAAGATGGGGAATACAACCATCTAAGCATTCAACTAGTAATAGGAGGTAATCACAAATGGCACAGAAAAAGAAAACTTATTCAGTTAGTGGAATAGCATCAAGTCCTCACTATGAATATAAGAAGACCAAAGATACTGTAGAAAAAGACGGATATGGAATAACCAAAACCGAAAAATACGGTCGTGGTGATAACAGTAGTAAAAAAGTAACCACAGTCAAAACAACTTTTAATAAAAAAGATGTAAAGAAGGCAGACCAAGATGCACAGGAGGCTTATAACGTTACTAAAACAGCTTTAAATGACAATAAGGGCAAAGCGATAAAACAGGGTGGCGATTTTGGATCTACAGTATATAGTAAAGGTTCTGTAAAAACAAAAAATGGTAAAGATGTATGGAAATACAAAGAAACTGAGGTCGATGGATCTTACAAGAAAGATGAAGACAGTAAAAGAAAGAAAACGATTTCAGGAGAGGAAGCACTAGCGAATGCTTATGCTAAAATAAAGAAGAAAAAGAAATAGGAGGTCGTCCGTATGGAATTAAGTTTCGGTTCTAGGCTACAACATGCCTGGAATGCATTCATGAATAAGGATCCAACCCCTAGTTACAACTACGGAGCTAGTTATGGATCACGAATTGACAGACCAAGATTTAGTCGAGGCGCGGAACGTTCCATAGTGACATCCGTTCTTAACCGTATGGCTGTAGATGTGGCTCAAACAGATATACAACATGCACGAGTTGACGATAACAATAAGTATGTTGAAACCATCGATTCCGATCTAAATAACTGTCTTAAACTTGAGGCGAATGTCGATCAGACAGGGCGAGCATTTATACAAGACATAGCTATGTCTATGTTTGATGAAGGATGCGTAGCCGTAGTGCCTATCGATACAACACTAGATCCATACAAAACAATGAGTTTTGATATACAGAGCATGCGTACCGCTAAAATAATTGAGTGGTATCCAAGACATATAAAAGTGCGAGTATATAACGATCGAACTGGAAAACACGAGGATAAGGTTGTAGAAAAAGCAACGACTGCGATTATAGAAAACCCATTCTATGCAGTAATGAATGAACCTAACTCGACGTTAAGACGTTTGATTAGAAAACTTGCTTTACTTGACATAGTTGACGAGCAATCGTCATCTGGTAAATTAGATCTTATCATTCAGCTACCTTATTCTATAAGGTCTGAGGCTAGAAAACAACAAGCCGAAGCTAGAAGAAAAGATATAGAAAATCAGTTATCGAATACCAAATATGGTATTGCTTACTCCGATAGTACTGAGAAGATAACGCAGCTTAACAGAAGTCTTGAGAACCAGTTGTTAAAGCAGGTTGAATTTCTAACAGAGACACTATATAGCCAATTGGGAATTACAGCTGAAATAATGAATGGTACTGCGGATGAGAAAGTTATGCTGAATTATTATAGCAGGACTATCGAACCGATAATAGCTGCAATAACTGATGAAATGAAACGTAAGTTTCTAAGTAAAACAGCAAGAACGCAAAAACAGTCAATAGTATCGTTTAGAGATCCATTCAAACTTGTTCCTATTGACAATATTGCTAATGTTGCTGATACGTTCACAAGAAATGAAATCATGACATCTAACGAGCTTAGACAGATTGTTGGACTTAAACCTTCAAACGATCCTAAGGCAGATGAATTGAGAAATAGTAACCTTAGTGAACCAAAGACAGAAGAAACTGTAGATGTAGTTAAAGAAACGCCAGAGGAGGAAATTCAAAATGGGTGAATTTAAGTATGATTTCGGTGGTTGGGCAACCAGAGCGAATCTGAAATGTTCCGACGGTCGAACAATTATGCCCAATGCATTTCAGGAGAATGATGGTGAAATTGTGCCATTGGTATGGAACCACCAACATAATTCTGCAGAGAATGTTTTGGGCCACGCCATGCTTGAGAATCGCGCCGACGGTGTCTACGCATACTGTGCATTTAACGATTCCGAGTCTGGTCGTACAGCAAAAGAATTAGTTCGACATGGTGATGTTAATTCTCTATCAATCTATGCAAACCATTTAAAACAGAATGGCAGTAATGTTCAACATGGGAAGATCAGAGAAGTAAGCCTTGTATTATCGGGAGCTAATCCTGGAGCTTATATAGATTCGGTGATTACTCACGGTGAGTTTAGCGATGAAGAAGCTATAATTTACAACGATGAGTATATTGATGATGCATGGTTTATGCATGACGGTGATGGCGGAGACGGTGACAATTCCGGAAATGATGGTGATATTTCTGAAGGAGAGACTTCGGAAGATACTGAATCAACATCAAAAGAGCCGGAAGAGGCAGACGAAACAAATGACGAAGAGGAGATCGAGAGCGAAGAAGACTCAGAAGCTATCGATGCCGCTAACGTCATTAATTCTCTAAATGATGCTCAGGCCGAAGCCGTAAATTACATTATTGATCAGGTATTAATCGACAATGGTGTTATCGATGAGAACACAAATGACGATATAGATGCCGATTCAGTAATAGAGACACTCGACAACTTAACTAAAAAGCAGCAGGATGCCGTTGTTAAACTTACAGAATATGTAATGTCCGAAAACGGCTTGTTAGCTGACGAGGAGGATGAAAAGATGGCCTTTTTAGAACACGCCGAGAAGGGTAATGATCCTACAGTCGGCGAAGTACTCGATAGCATGTCTGAAGAACAGAAGGCAGCTATGAATATGCTTATTTATGAAATTTTAAAAGACAAAGGTATTGTTGATGAAGGAGGAAACGAAATGAAACATAACTTGTTTGACGAAGAGAGTTTTAACAATGAAGAGGTGCTTATGCACTCAGAGGGTCTTCAGGTAATTCTTGATGACGCTAAGCATCAGGGATCACTTAGAGATTCATTCATTGCACATGCGGAGGATTATGGAATCCAGAATATTGACTGGTTATTCCCAGAGTACAAGAACGTGGATGGACTTCCACCACAGTTTATTAACAACGAGCCACAGGAGTGGGTTCAGATCGTAATGAACGGTGTACACAAGACTCCATTCAGCAGAATTAAGTCTATGTATGCTGATATTCGTGAGGATGAGGCTAGGGCTAGAGGTTACCTTAAGGGTAAGCTTAAGAAGGAAGAGGTATTCTCACTCTTAAAGAGAACTACTGATCCTCAGACCGTTTATAAGAAGCAGAAGCTTGACCGTGACGATATTGTAGATATTACAGATTTCGATGTTGTATCATGGATCAAGGGTGAGATGAGACTTAAGCTTGATGAGGAGCTTGCTCGTGCTATTCTTGTTGGTGATGGTCGTCTTGCATCTGATGATGATCACATCCAGGAGAATCACATTCGCCCTATTATTAATGATGCCGAGCTTTACACAATTCAGAAGACTGTAACTCCAGCTTCTGGCGAGTCTGAGGCTCATGCACTTATCAACACCACTATCCGCTCACGTGCTGAGTACCGCGGATCTGGTAACCCAATTATGTTCACAACAGAGGCTACTCTTGCTGATATGCTTCTTCTTGAGGACACAACTGGACGTAGAATCTACAAGGATGTAACCGAGCTTGCTACAGCTTTACGTGTATCTAAGATCGTTACTTTCCCTTATATGCCATCTGATGTATTGGCATTCTACTTGAACCTTAACGATTATAATGTAGGTGCTGATAAGGGTGGTTCTGTAAACATGTTCGATGATTTCGACATCGATTACAACCAGCAGAAGTACTTAATCGAGACCAGATGCTCTGGTGCTATGATTAAGCCATTCTCAGCAGTTGTTCTCAAGAAGAATAACTAATAACTAAAGGTTTGAAGGCTGGCTGGCTCCCCAATGTCTGGGAGTTGGTTGGCTTTCCATTATAGAAATTCAAAATGGAGGAATTTATCATGAGATTAAGAAGAGAAACAGGAGATTTCAAGATCGTAATTTCTGAAGGCGCAGCAACAATCCCAGCAGGATTAGGCGCTGAGGATCTTATTGGCGTTATCGCAGACAATGGAACTTCTATTGAGGTTCTTACTGGTGCGCTTAATTCCACTGATACTATTACATTGTACGGCGGAAGCGGAACTTATGTATATACCAAGGCTACCGGAGCCGTTGCTTATACAGCATCTTAATTTAGCGAGTATCACTAAATATATACTTCTTTCCTTGGGCTGGTAGAACTGCCATCTACTGGCCCTCTTTTTAATTTAAATATTTTTAGGAGGTCTTTAATTATGTACATTAAGAATAAAACTGAAGGAAATAAAACGGAGTTCCTAGCGACCTCCAACTCAGATATTGCAACACTTCCTACTACAACCACAGAAGGTACTGGCGGAAAAGCAGACGGTGACAATGGTATTGTGGCATTCGGCTCAATCTGTATTGTTGCTGACGGAAGCACAGCTGAGGTATATATTTTGGGCCCAGAAAACAGCTGGGTGAAGATGTAGGAGGTGCTAACGAATGGATGTAGTATCATATGCATTGAGTAAGAAATACACAGATGACTCTATGGAAGGCGGCGGAGCTGTTAAAGGTAAAAACTGTACTATAGATTCGATCACCGAGATAGAAGGTGGACATAGAGTTACTTTTAAGTGGACTTTAGATAATGGAGAGGTTCAAACCGATGTCATGGACGTTGCTGATGGCGAAGTCGGCCCTAAAGGAGATCCTGGAGAACAAGGCCCAAAAGGTGATAAAGGCGACACCGGAGAACAAGGCCCAAAAGGAGATGAAGGCGAAGCTGGCCCAAAGGGCAATACTGGAGATCAGGGCCCTAAGGGTGATGATGGCTTTTCCCCAACAATTGAAGTAAAAGAGAGCACACCGGACAGGTATGTTCTCACAATAACCGATGACGAAGGCTCTTATGACACACCAAATCTAAAGGGTTCTGGTGGAGGAATGAATGTAAGAGTTGTAGAAGAAGATCTAATTTTTAGTTAAAGAAAGGATGAATAATTATGTCAGATATTTCACATATTACTTTACCAGTGTACGATCCTAGTACACAAACAACTACAAATGTAACTTTTGATATCAAGGATGCTACTGCTAGAGCTGCTATTTCTGGTTTAGGAAATGCTCTTAAGTGGGTTGGTGTAACTACAACCGAATTAACAGATGGTTCTACCACAGCTACTATTGTAATTGCTGGTGAATCTCATACAGCTGAAACAGGCGATGTTGCTCAGTATGATGGTGAGGAATTTGTATTTAACGGCTCTTCATGGCAGAGTCTTGGTGCAGCTAACCTTGGAAACTTAGCATTTGCTGATTCTGTAGAAGCATCATACACACCAGTCGGCACTGTTTCTCAGCCAGAGGTTACAAAAGGAAATGATACAACAACAACAGTTAATAGTATTACTAGTGTTGGTACATTGCCATCTATGACTGTTACTTCTGAGACTTTGGTGTTTGATCCAGGAACTCTTCCAGTTAAGAGTGCTGATCAGACTGTTGTTACAGAATCGGGTAGTATTAGCGTCGCTGCTCCTACATTCACTGGAACTGCCGCAACCATCACATCAACACCTGTTACTCCTACTCCATGATAACAAAGGAGGTGTAATCAATGCCTGATATTTCGAAAATACGAATCGGAGGAATAGATTACAATTTAAAAGCTATAAGTGACTCTGGCTCTAGTAATAATAAGATTATCGATAATATTTATTCCAAGAAGAATAATAAACTTAAGTATGATTATGAGGTAAAGACCAAGGAATGGAACGGATTGACTGGTTTCAGCGGCGAAAATATATGGACTGATGGAGATAATATTTATTATTCCTCTTCTTCTACCCAATATGTATTAGACAAGTCAACTTCCACATGGACAACAAAAACGTGGAACAGATTGAATAGTTTTAGTAGCAGTGATATATGGACTGATGGAGATAATATTTATTATTCCTCTTCTTCTACCCAATATGTATTAGACAAGTCAACTTCCACATGGACAACAAAAACATGGAATGGATTGACTAGTTTTAGTAGCAGTAATATATGGACTGATGAAGATAATATTTATTATTCCTATGGCAATGCCCAATATGTATTAGACAAGTCAACTTCCACATGGACAACAAAAACGTGGAACGGATTGACTAGTTTTTATAGCGGTGGTATATGGACTGATGGAGATA